ATGTTCCGTTGCAACCTTATAGTAAGTACTTGACTGTAAATTCACCGGGAATTAATTCTATCATACTAATTCCTGTCACAATAACAGCTGTCTTCCGCCCTCAGGCCGGTACGGTGCGTGAATGTTGAGCAGGCAGACAAAAAAATCATTTTTTTTTGCATATAGGGGTAGACAGGTTCCTCATTTTTCAGCATAATCGCGCCCCATGGAAGGATGGCCGAGTGGCTTAAGGCAGCGGTCTTGAAAACCGCCGACGGGAGACCGTCCTAGAGTTCGAATCTCTATCCTTCCGCCAAATTAGCCGGCTTAGCTCAGTTGGTAGAGCAACTGACTTGTAATCAGTAGGTCACCAGTTCGACTCCGGTAGCCGGCACCATATTAAACCCGTTATATTTCACAGATATAGCGGGTTTTTCATTTGTGCTCACCAACCACACTCAGGGTGGGGTGGGACATATTTGGGACATCATTGCCAAAAACAGCATCTATTTGCTGCGCGTGCTGACTCAGATGACTCGGTGCCAGGTGAGCATACCTGCGTACCATCTCTATCGATTCCCATCCTCCCATTTCCTGCAATACAGATAGTGGTACCCCAGCCTGAATTAACCAACTCGCCCATGTGTGGCGAAGATCGTGAAACCGGAAGTTATCTATGCCGGCACGTTTTAGTGCAGTCCTGAACGCGGTGTTACCGTCAACGCGCATTTTTCTGACAACCGGAGTCATTGAGCCGTCAGATCTGTTTTTGGCCTTCGTATGTACAAAAACATACTTTGTGTGATTGCCTATTTGCTCACGAAGTACGCGACACGCAGTATCGTTAAGAGCAATACCCAGCGCTTTTCCTGATTTTGTCTGATCAGGGTGAATCCACGCTACTTTTCTCGGCATATCTATTTGCGACCATTCCAGATTAACAATATTGGAACGCCGCAGGCCGGTAGCCAGAGCAAATGTCACGACAGATTTAAGCGGCTCACTGCATTCATCGACCAGTCGTTTCGCTTCCCACGGCTCGAGCCAGCGGATCCGGTTATTCTTCGGTTTCGGCACCCTGATATTCGGAGCTTTATCGAGATACTTCCAGTCGCGTTCGGCGGCGCGCAGCAGTGACTTTATGAAAGCCAGGTAGGCCGCTTTGGTTGCCACAGAAACAGATTCTGATTTCTTACTGACAGCGCGTCGCTTCCTGCCGGCAACATGCTTTTCCCAGTTTTCTTCCTGCTTCTGATTTTTCAGCTTGCTGACAGCATCATAGATTTTAATTTCATCAATATCTGCTAGGTGCATCCCTTCAAAGTGGTCAAGCCAGAACAGGATCTTGGTCTTATCATCATCAAGTGATTTTTTGCCTGATTTTTCCTCAAGCCACCGCATGCAGGCAACCTCAAAAGTAACCTTTGGGGTTTCACCCAGCGCGCTTACACGCCACAGCTCGGCCTTTCGTTTATCGTGCAACTCCTGCGCTTGCTTTTTGTCCGTTGTACCAAGCGACTCCTTAATTCTTTTACCATTGTGCGAGTAACTGGCGTACCAGGTCTCACCTCTCCGGAAGATTGACATGTCCTTTCCTCTTCCGCACTAATCACGCTTTCAGGCGTATTGTGCATTTTGTAGTTGATGGCTGCAATGCAATTTGCCCTGGTGAACTGCCACGGCGATTTAGGCTTAAGAGGGTCTTTTCTCGCGCCTGACAATCTTCCGGCATCAATCCATTTTTTCAGGGTAGGGTAAGATATCCCCATGAAGGCACATGCTTCACGGCTATCCATCGGGTAGGAGTCTACCGCCGGCCGGCATAAAGTCAGCGAGCTGGCTCTGGCTAAAGTCGGTTTAGTTGCAACCTCCATCCTTCATCTCCTTCTGTAACGTACGCACGTAATACCCGAGCACTCTCTTTGCCGGAAAGCGCAGGTGATTAAGTGGTTTAAATTTCGGTGTGTATTTGTCGAGTATTGCGGTGTGTTGTTCGTCAGATGTGAACTGCATTAATTCCTTCAGGCATTCCCTTGCTATTCGTCTGCGTCCGTTCTCTTCTTCCTGTGGTGTCATTGGTCACCTCAGATTTGTGCTTCCCGGATTTGACGGGAGAGGGTGGCGCTCAGTTCGTCGATTTTGTCAGCCATGTCCTGAAGAGACTGAATATCATCCTTGCGCACTTCAATGGTGATTATCTTTTTAATCAGCTGCTCCAGTTTTGGGTAATAGCCAATGGTCGCCGTAAATTCCTGTCCGGCATTCTTTCCTTCTTTTGCTATTTTAATTTCACTGAGGATTAACTGGTGTGGGTCTGATGTAATAACGTACTGCCCTAATTTAATATTCATTTTTCATTCTCCGCCTCTTTCATCATCAGGAATACTTCCATAGCGGCGCGATAATAGTTACTATCATTAACTTCGATGCAGTAACTGTTAAATTGACGCGCTGACCACTCGTTATTTACTCGAACCATGCTGATGCCATTCTCAATAACAATCGGCATTGCGTCCGCTGGGTTGTTGCATGGGTCGAATGGTGTTGCGTCCATATCATCGAATAAAACGATTTCCGTGCGGTCATATGCGATTGTGTTTAATTTTAGATATTTCGCTACGGTTTTATTAATTTCGTAATCGGTCACTTCTTTGTACCGCATCATTTTATTACCTCTCGTTTTCTGTAAATAAACCCACCACTGACCTCTTCCATTTTAATGATGCCTTCCGATGCCATTTTCCTCGCTAGCTTCCTTGCTTTGGTATGTGAATCCCTATACTTGCTAACAAAAAGGCATCCATTATCTTCAATATACTTATTGATGTGAGAGTTATTCTTTATTTTATGGACACGCATGTTACCCGCCATTAATCTCAAGGTCTGATTTGTCACGATATTTGTTCATTGACCACCTCGCATTCTTCTCCCAATAAAAAAGAAAGGTCATCTTTTGAGAAAATGCATGATGAATCACCACCTATTGACAGTAACTCATCACCTCTAACGCCAATACAGTGCTTTACATCATCATAATAAAACCCATCAACAATGACAGGGAACTCCACAGTCTCCAGTGAGTTGTATCCACCATTGTTCAATAATCTAACTTTCATTTCACCACCTCCGCACACACTAATTCAACATCCCGCACAGCCATTACCTGCACTGCGCGGCTCTCACATTCTTCGAGCGTATAAATATCATCGGTAACAGGCACAGCAGAGCCGTGTATTACCAGTAGTAATACAAATCCGATTGTCATGGTTAGCTCTTAATTTTGGGTATAAAAAACCCTGCCGGTGCAGGGTGGGTATTATTCTATCTCTTTAAGTGATTTTGTTACTTCCCATTCTTTTTTGAGTAGTGTTTTTGTTTCCTGAGCACACCGGTCTAACAGTATAATCACGTCAACATATTCATAGCTATCAGTGGATAATAGCTCATCAACCTCCCCCATTATAAACCTTATTTCATCTGCTTCAGGGTCTTTATTGTTTGCATTTTCTGGCAAGACGAGGTCGATGTATTGTTGTGCTTCATCTGATACTCTTGCCATTTCTCTGAAATAAAGATACATAGGGTTATCATCATTAAATGTACTTGGTGCATTACGATGTTTAAAATTCAAAACATATTTTGTTGAAGATATATATGTAGCCACTTTCGACCTTAAATCATTGATCCATTCTTGTCTCATTGGAGCTATATTATTAGTTATCATTTGCTGGCGCAGAGCTTTTTTATCTGATTCTAGTTTTTTTCTTGAAAGGCGAAAATTAAGCCAAAAACCAAGACCAGCGCCTATAATGGTGAATACACCGACCAATGTTGTTATTGCCAACGCATTATCTTTAACTACAGTTAAAAAATCAGACATAACACCCCCTTATAAAAAGACGGCACATTGTACCTGTATCAGTGACTAAACACATCCTTGTGCGTCACTATTGTGGCATCTGGCTAATCAATTTTTCGCCCATTAACCGGGTGATAGTTAAAATGCCAGAACAGAAATTCACGGCCGCGCTTAGTCAGTCGTAATTTCTCCGTGGTCAGTCCCATGCTTATCAATATGCACTGCGTGGTATATCCGTTGTGATAACCGGCCATAGCGCTCAGACACCCCTTGCCAACGATGTCCCGATAATTAGTGTGGCCGTAGTTCGTTCCTTCAAAATGCTTGCCGATATACTCATCCGTGATATCAGCTATTAAGTCGATTGGTCGCGGCATATTCATTCCTCTGTTATCAGCATCCCTACACGAACTTCGGCATTTTCTTTTTGGTCAACCGTTCGGCATGTTTAATAAAGTCGTTGGCTTGTTCTTCCATACCAATACCAAAGTCATATTTGTGAACTGCTTTTTTCATAACGAAAGCGCCTGCAAATAAAACCTCTTTCAGCTTTTCGTTTTCTTTTTGTAACTGTTCGATAGTCATAATTGATCCTTATCTCAGCATCCCTGCATTACGCTTCATCCTGAAACGGTGGGGTTACGCACCAAGACTTTTAGCCAGTGCGACAGCCTTTTCCAGATTGCCGCGCGTGACCTTTTTCTTGTGCTGAATTTTGTTTGTGGTGGGGTAAAACAGAACTTTTCCGGCTGGTGTTGAAAAATGAATTGTTCCGCTTTTGTCCTGAGCAAACGGAATATCAATCCCTGATAACCTCCCTGCATTTTCTTTTAATCTCTGTTGCTTCCGTTCTTTGGCATTCTCACGCATTGCGCGGAATATATCGTCTATATCACCCATGTTTTACTGCCCCTGCATATCGGCCTTATGGCTCTGGTACACGACATCTAACTTTTCCGTGTTTTCTGCGTCACCAGTAAATTTATTTTTCAGCCACTGGTATGAATTTTCGAATTTCTCAGGTTCCATTTCGCCGACCTTGGCTGTGAAGTCTGCAAGCATCATACTGTTCGTTACCAGCCGACTAACTCGGTATTCAACGCGCTTCCCCCGGGACACGGTAAGCATCATGGATAACTCGCCGTCAATATCGCTCATGGCGTTAATTTTGATGCCACCAACCTTAACACCTCCATATGTCACTGATGGGTCACCGATAAGTTTCAGAGACCTTCCCACCCATGCGTGACCGTTATTACCCCACGCGCCAATAAGAACACGCCGCATTGATTTCGATGGTTTGTACGGCCTTCCGTCATACCCAACAAGGTCAATAAATACAGGCTGGTCTTTTGAGCCTTCGCGCACAGATTTAATTACTGCCGTTATTGACTGGTTTCTGACATCATCGAAATTAAGCTGATCCGATTTCGGGATAATTGTTTTTGATAAATCCATTAGAGATATACCTCGTCATCAAGATATTCATCATCGAAAAGATAAGAGGGCACGTTTATTTCGCTGGATGGCAAAACCATTCCTTCGGTTTTCGGTATGTCGCCATCAATGCACTGTTTTATTGTGTGCAGAGATTCGAACATTACCTTTCTTCCCAGCTCCAGCGAGTCCTCGCCGATGTAATACATGCAGTTGGTGTACGGCGGCTTATTCTGAATGGCGAAAAAGCAGAACTGATTTAAGTCTCTTCCTGTGACTAATTTCAGCACGTACAAATAAAATGCAGCCTGCACATGATAGTGATATTTCCCGAAAGCCTGACTGAACCCGCGTTCTGTTGCGTCCATGCAACTTTTTACATCTAGTGGGTAAGGGTGTGAGTCTGACATCCTGTCAAACCGGCACTTTAATTTCAGTCCTGTTTCCGGGCAGGTGGCGAACATTGATATTTCAGAATGCCCAGGTGTTGCCATGTAATCAGTGAAATCGTTGTTCAGGCTGGCCGATTCAATCATCCTTTGTATTGTTTCAACCTCACCGTTCACCAGTATCTTTTCAGCATCCGTCAGTTTTAATGCGTCCTTGTATTCTGCCGAGCGCCGATCCTTGACGTCTGGCAGCAAAATGAAATCCCTTTCAAATACCTGCGGCTCCAGCAATGCTGCGTGAATTGCTGTGCCAATCTGTGCCGATTTACTTCCTTTAAATGGGTTGAAATACAGATTTGCAGGGCTGACGCTGATCGCCTTTATTGATGTGGAGCCTATCGCTTCATCCTTGTGATAGTCCTCGTTACTAAGCCCATAATGAATTCCCGTTTCCATGCTGCTTACTCCGTTTTCTTAGAACTTTGTCTATTGCCTCCCTGATTTCGTTTTCCCTTTCAGTGCCGAGGTATTCCAGTGTGTCCGTGCTGATTTCGAATATCACGTCCTGTGTGAATTCCTCAAAGTCACATGACACGGCATCCTGCCATGCTGCATGCTCCAGCCGTCGCTTTTCCTGAGCATCCTGTGCTGCGTATGCGTTCATGCTGCCTCCTTGCGCATCTTCTCCGCTATCCGTGCGAAGAAAGAACTTCCGTGTCCGGCTTTGATTAACTCGTCAGTGAAGTCGTCCATGTATTCGTTGTTAATCATGTATTCGACCAGTTCGTTCATGCTCCATGCTGACGAACCGAGGAGCTGACTCAGGCTTCCGGTAATGTGATCGAACCCTTCATGCGTTGTTACTTTCCGACCAAGAACCGTCCGTGATGATGTCTGCCCTCCGGATACTTCCAGTTTCTGCATAAATCCCCCTCATCTGGCGAACAACAGAACAACCGTCAGCGCCAGAAATGTAATTAACACCGGCTTTAAGCCTGATTTTTTACGTGCGAAACTCTCACTACAAAGCTTGTAGCGATGCTCCTGCTGTTTAAGCATGTCCATGTTGTTTACCTGCTGATATCCCGAGGTGGGATAGGGTGGGTTAGTAGTTCATTGAGAGGTGCGGGACTTCGCCTTTAATTACCAACTCAAGGAATTTTGTTGCGGTTTTATCGTCAAATCCTGCTTCAGTCAGTGCCTGTAAAGCTTCGCGGTTAAATTTACGCTGATGCTCTTTGTTCGCCTGGCGCTTTAATTCTTCCTGCTTCTGGCGCTCAATCTCCGCCAGTCGTGCGCGTTCGGCTTCCTCTGCCTTGCGCCGCTCCGCTTCAACTGCAGCCAACTTTTCACGCTCAGCCTTCGCGATAGCCTCCTGCTTTTCACGTTCTGCGCGTTCCTGCGCCTCTCTGGCCTCACGTTCGCGCTTAGCTGCCGCCTCGACTTCCTGCCGTGCTTTTAATTCCGCAGCCTCACGTTCCTGTTTAGCTTTCAGCTCCACCGCATCACGCTCACGCTGTGCTTTCTGTTCAGCTTCGATTCGTGCCTGCTCTGCTGCCTGACGCTTGATTTCGTTTTCATGCTCAATGCGTTTGCGTTCTTCTTCAGCTTTACGCAGGTCGTGCAGCTCATTCATCTGCAGTGCTTCTTCGTGGTCACGCTCAATTTGGCGAGCTAATTCTTCCGCTGCTACACGCGCCTTTTCTGCATCCTCCCAGGCTGTTACCGGCTGGCGGATTTCTTCGCTCAGTGCGTCGAGTTCATCCCGGCACTGCTTGCGACTGGCATCCACTTTTTCGGCAGCTCTTTCAGCTCATCAACGACAGCCTTTCCGGCTTTGTCGATGTATGTTTTTGACTGCGTTACTTTGTAGGCTAGAGATTTAATAGCATCGCGATTCTTAGCTTTCGATAAATCAGTATCGAGTAATGCCTGTTCTGCTAATGCTTTCTCCCGGATACCAGACAGCAGCACCTGAACCTTATCCGGCGCTGTAAAAAGGTCGAGCGCTGTCGCTGGTTCGATAACGACCAGTTCGTTTGCCATAATTAACTCCGTTTATTTATAGGGTGGGTTACTTCTGTGTGAAAGAGAGCAGGGCGACTATTCGCTGCTAAGTGCTTTGTTGATTGCTAGCATTGCCGCATAAGCTTCAGCAGTTTCGTCCAGCTTCCAGTATTCAATCAAATTAATCAGCGCATCAAGTAAACCAGGCGCTGCCGCTATTAGTCTGGCGTTCGCCACTTCTTCCTCTTCACCATTACAGCCGATACCGTCAGCAATAACGCATTGCCATTCCTCATCCCTTACCAGTAACCGACCTTCATTGCTTGTGTACCACGGCCCCGGTGTACCCTTAAATTCCATATCACCCCCTAGCCTTTAACATTGCGTCTGCCATTTCATATGCATCATGAGCCAAATCGTCCCAGTCATATCCACAGTTAGGGTTAGATTTGGCAGCTTGCATAAATTTGGCAGCGAAATAGTCTCGTAACGTCATACCTTCCTGCGCTACAAACTGCGTATCTGGATGTCCACTTGCAGGGAAAGCCGCTCCACCTGTTTTATCTGTCATACTTCCTCCCTTAACTCTCATCGATATGTGGAACTAATTTCCAGTTGATATCATTTTTTTCGTTATCCCACATGCCTTTCTTCTTATACTTGTCTCCGCATGATTTGCAGATGCCGTAAGGCCTGCCGACCATATTCAGGGATATTCGTTGCATATCGTTATCTTCAAACATATATCCGCAATATTGGCATTTATGCATACTTCCTCCTATGCACTTCCCTGTGCTACGTGATGTCCGAATAGTTATCCCCGGATTGCAAGAAAAGTTAAAATTTCAGCAAAATCGCAAGTTGATTTATGCTAAAATATTATTTGTATATTCAATGAATTATGGAGAGCTAATGAGTGAGCTAATTAAAAAAATAATTTTTCGATTCATAAAAGCCCCCAAAGTAATAAAAAATTTCGACGATGAAGAACGTGCATTGCTGATATATTTTCTTAATGGAAAATACAAAAAAAGGAAAATTAGGATTTATAAAAAAGCAGCAAAGCGTTTGATTGATAAGGGTGTTTTGGAAGTTGTTGAATCCTCCTTCCGTCCCGGAGTTAATCTAATTAAGATATCAGACTGTTACTATTCCATCCTGAAGCAAAAAATATAGATTTCAGATTACTGACTGGATGCCCGTCCTTCCGGGCTGTCATGCTTCAATAAACATCGGAAGAACCTGAATCGCTTTTTTTGGACTCCATTTCACATATCCGTCAAGTGTGTCGCGGAGTTCGCTGAACCTCATGCCGCGCTGCTTTGCGTGATCCTTAATTAGGTCGCGGTTAACCTGCGCCCACAGTGCTTTAGCGTGTTCTTTGTCAGGCCTGAAATCTGAGTTACGAACCGCTATTGCGTCTGATTTTTCTGCTGCCTGCTGCTTTTTGTAACGGTCTATTTCTGAATCAATGTTCCCGCGCTTGCTCAGCGGTACATTTAATATTCCGTGGTCTAACATGGTTGGCATCTCCTGTTTTATTCAACCTAACGCCATCGTGAAGGCGCTTGGGTGAAGCACCACACTCTCGCAGTGGCCTCGCTCATGCCCTTGAGTTCCTGTCGCCTTTTGGCCGCTAATAACTGGTGCAGGCTTGGCGTTCCCGCTGCTTTACCAGAGCTACTTGTAATCTAAACCTTGACCCGTCGCTACACAGGCTAGCCATCCGGCTACTCAGGGGGTAGTCACTACCTAACCATTGTCGCTATGCAACTGCGGTCTTCCCGTTTTGCTTTCTACATAAATCCTCCGGTACTGACGGTGCTTTTCATAAAGATGCGACCGATTTAGCGCCTGTTCTGGTGTTGGTACATAAAAATCTCTGCGCTCACACAACCCATCAGGTCATGCTCGCACTGTAATCCCGAAATCACCTTTCGGCTGCCTAGTCTTAACTCCGCTGAAAATTGCCACTTTAGGTAAGCAGCAGTTATCACCGGACGGGTAATACTGTGTTGGTTTCAGTGTCAGCACCGGACGTTCTTCTTTCGCTGGCGCAAATACTGAATCAAAAATCTCCTCCACTGAGCGGCTTTGTTTTTGCATCTCTCTTCTGGATATCTTCCGCGCTAAAAACTCACTTTGCTTTCTTAATCTGCGGGTCTTCGAGTTTTCTTTTGCCGGTAGAAAAGTGATTACTGTCAT